ATATATATATTATTATTATATGCGACTTAATTCATTCCGAAATTCGGAATAATGCCATAGAAGCCCGCAGAATGGCGTTTTGCAACCATTCAGCATTCCGAAAATCGGAATTTTAGTCCGAAATTCGGACTGGCTATTCCGAAAATCGGAATCGCATTCCGAAATTACATTCCGAAAATCGGACTGAAACAAGAAAGGGCCAGCGTATCAGCCAGCCCTTAACATTAGAACGATAGTATGTTATATGCGACGCCGAGGCCGACATATGGCGTCAGTCCGTCCCGGCTTGCACCGTAGCCAACCTGTACGCCAACGCTGAATCGTGACGGCTTCACAACCTCCCGAACAACCTCCTTATAAACCACCTCCGTAGTCGTGAAGTGTCGCACGGAGTCAATACTGGGAAGAATGCCGGAGGCGTAGACCTCGCAGAGAGAGTCGGCCCAGCAGAGGGCTTCACGCTCCAGCAGTACAAGCAGTGTGTCGTGAACGGTGACAGTATCAATGGCCGGCACGAACACGGAGTCCACTTTCCACCTGTCTATAAACACCGGATTGTAGGCGGTTATAGTGTCGTGGTGGTATATTGTATCCACCTTTACACTATACGGCTCTAAAACGGGCTGGAAATGGGCTTTATCGCCAAGCACGAATCCAAGTAAGAATGTGCCGGCTAACAGGACACCGAGTAGGATGTCTTTTATCCTCTCCTTCTGCATTTCAAGTACCGTACTATTCCCGCAACGATGGCCTCGGCAATCCGGACTCTCGCACCCTCTGTCAGCAACCAGTCGCACTCGGATTTCGTGTCATAGAAGAAGTTCTCCAACAGCACTGCTGGGCACTTGGTTTTCCGGAGGATGTAGAAGTTCTCCTCCCAGTCCCTGTCACCATCGCTCCCGTCCTTGCGTATACGCTTGTCGGGGAACGCTTGCTCAAAGGCGTCATACATACACTCTGCGACCACATCGCTTTCGTTCTGCCCTTTCGTGGTGTAGCAAGACCAGCCAGTCGCTCTCCCCCAGTCACTGCCGTTTCCGGAGGCGTTAGCGTGGATGGAGACAAGGATGCAATCCCCATAGGTGTCACACATCTCGTTGACCCTGTTAGCTCTTTCGGGAAGAGGCGTGTCATAGTCATCACGAACAACCAGCGAGAACGGGATGCCGATGTCTTTCAGCATACCGGCTACAAGGGCTGTAATCTGCCTATTGAAAAGATATTCCCGGAACTGCCCATTAGGTGAGCGTTTTCCGGGAGTGTCCTTTCCGTGACCTGCGTCAAGGATTATTCTCATACTATTCGCCGATGATAGTGGAAATAGCTTTCTTGAACATCGGGTACGCCATAGCGAGAAGACCGATATTAGCTACGCCAAAGACGGGATGGCCGTAGTAGAAGAGGTATCCAGTGCCACCAATACCAGCGAGAACATACACGCAGATGGCGAGGAATGAGAGGATTTTCTTTGCTAACTGTTTCATAATCAATAGATATAAGGATTACTTATCATAAGGATATAAGTCGGAATCATCGTATGATAACTCTCGCTTATCAGCATTAGAAGTAACCAGCGAACTTAACTGTTGAGAGATTTGTTCTTTGGTGTAGAGAGCGACGCCAAAAATAGCACCAGCAAAGGTCAAGCTCTGGCCGAGTATCCACAGGAGCGAGTTGCTAATCTCGCCCACTGGCTCTACACAGAAACCAGCTATCGTAAGGCCGAAGCCCACGGCGAGGGCGATAATGGCCATCGTGTAGGCGAGCCGGTCTTTGATAGGCAGGCCTTTCCAGTCGTGAATGGAGCTGGCTGACATACTATATGATGGTTACGGTTGAGTCTATGTAGTCCTCACTTGCTCCACAGTCGTTGAACGCCTCTATGTTCACCGTGCAGAACACGCCTGCACACTCGTCCATAAACCGTTGATTGAAAGTGGTGAATGAGTAAGCGGAGGAAACGGATAGTCCGCTGGCATCCAGCTGTCGGATGATGTTGTCAAGCGTGCGAATGCCCACGGATTGCACCTCTATGTGATTGCCGTGGTCAGAGGTCAACCTGTCCACATAGAAGAAGGTGAATGAGAAGGTTGTAGACTCCTCGTCTATACCGGCACTATGCTGGCCCTGCAACCAAGCGAAAACGCCGTATCTCGCATCGGGAACGGCATTAAGCCGGAAGACATCGTTACGAACAATCATATTGACGGCTGGTTGCTCGCTGGCGATGGCTTCAATGGCGTGTATTACTTCGTAAAGTGTCATTATCTTCTATATCTCTTTGCGTATGGGCCTTTGCCTCTCGCTCCTCCGAGGAATATTCCACAGGTAGCTGATGAGTACAGGTTACGCTCAATCTTATATGCCTGCGTTGTGGTGAGTTGAGGAATGCTGGACTTGTTAGCTAACAGCCAGTTCTGCAAGTCAAGACAATAGGCGTCGGCTTTGCTTTGATAGTAATCCACCATCTTACCAATCTCATCCCAAGTAGCGGTCTGTAAGTTCTCGTCGGTGGCTTTCGCAACGCCGAAGTTACCAATCTTGTATGTAGCCTTCTTCGCTACCTCTGTGATGGTCTTATATGCGAGGTAGTACTGGCTCATATCAACGGCTTGTTTGTAGATTGCATTAGCCGGCTGGCTGATAGTTCCTGCTTGAATGAGGCCCTTGATATAGCCCAGCAGTGTTTCGCCCATTATGTATCTCAAGCCAAACTCCTGTGCCTCACGAAGAGCCGGGAGGATGAGCTTTCCAGCGGTGTTGTCGTCAATGGGGGTCACGCTCTTGATGAACGCCTCGCTTGTAAGTAGTATCTCGGCCATTATTTCACGGTGTTAAGACCCTCGAGGGTAAAGGGATTGATGGTTACGGTTCCGGACATTCCAAGTATCTTGTCGTAGGCGTCACAGATGCGACGCTGAACGGGCCTTACCTGCGTCCTGTTGTATAGCTTAAAGGCACTCTCATACTCCTGCTCGTTGAATCCGGTCTTCTCTACGATACCAAAGAGAGCTGGAGTAGCACGAAAGGCGGTGAATATCTGCTGGCGGGAGTGGTCGGACAGGGCGTTGTACTTGTCGCCGAAGTCCTGTACCTGTGGAACTACGATGTCGGTAGCACTCTCCTTGCTGTTGTTCCAGCTAAACATAATCCTACCAGCGTTCTCCGCACCGCTAAACTTCTCGGTGAACTCGTTCTCAATCTGCTCGCAGATAGCGTCTTCGGGACGGCCATTGTTGAAGTTGATAATAGCAGAAGAGGCAAAGCCGTTACTAATAGAGTTAAGGTGGTAGTTATCAATGTTACGCTCAATCTCGCACGCCTTCACGGATGCAGAGTAAACGGGAGAGGGATACACCTGCGTGCGTACATTCTTCACATAGAGGATACTGTTAGCGTGTGCCTTCCTTCCCTCCTCGTTGAGCATAGCCCAGTTGAGGTTGGGCATAAATGCGGGATAGATGAGGACATCCTTCTTACCGCCCTTGCTCCAGTCCTCGCAGTAATAGAACACATCGCACTCCTTGTTAGCTCGGAGGTATCTCATATCGGTGTGATATATCTCGGAGATGCCACCATCATAGTCACGGATAACTTGGAGGGCGAAACCGCCATAGATTTCGTAGTCACGGGCGATGTCACGCAACTGCTCCGCCAGCGTTTCTCCAGTGTGGTTAACCTCGTTATCACGCATTACACCAAAAGGCACGATGGACGAGTCGTCACCACAGATGAAGTCAATGTTTCCGTTGATGATAGAACGGAGGGTCGGAACATTGTTGTACAGGTCAAGGAGGTACTCCGGATACTTATTTCCGTCACCCCACTCAATCCAGTTCTCTTTCTTGCTCGCTTTCTCTGTGGGGAGGACGATATTCCTGTCAAGGAACGGGTCAAGACTTGCGAATGCTATATTTGCTCTACTCATACTGTGTATACTCTACTGTCTTATTGTAACTGGTACGGCTTGCTTCATACTCGCCGATTTGAAGGACTCCCGTTGAGAGGACTGAATTGTTCTCATCAGTGAGGACATACTCGCACTCACCATTTGGCATCCCGGCTGGGAGTGTAAGGTCAAAGACATAGTGGAGGGCAGAGGTGTTCTTGTCGGTCACTGTTCCCTCATACACTACCGTCTTGTTCACGGTGGATGTTATCTTGATTTTCATACTTTCGTTTTACCGTAGATATAGGGCTGGAATATTCCGTAAACGCCGGAATGACGCCAAAACCCGAAAACTGCGAGAAACCGGGCTTTTAGGCGGTTATAGAGGATTACTGGCATCAATATACAGATTAGGGCTACGGCCTTCTTCTGCACCCGAAAATGAAACAAGGGCAAAAACCCTACCGCTGACTATTGTCTACGGCAGGGTTTCACACCATATAGAATTTTTTTTGCTCTCATTTTCCGAGCACAACGCCTCCTTATGGTAAATGGTAAGTTATGGTAATATCAGCACCATATCCACGCATTGAATAGCCCGTTCCGGAAGCCGATGCACGCTGGCCATCAAACCGCATTCGGAAGGAGTTAAGGTCGGCTCTTGACCAGTCTGTTCCACAGGGGACATTGAGTGCCGTTGTGCTGGACGAAACATTGACTCCGCCTATCAAAGTACTGCCCTTGTATACGCTAAACTTCCTTGTTGTGACACGGGCGGTGCTGGTAGTATTGATATATACCTTCGCCTTACAGGTGACACTATCAATGACAGCATCGGACGGGATGCTGGATGTGTCAATGGAGTAGATAGCGTAAGAAGGATTAGCGTTAAGCGGAGGTGTCAATCCCATATAGTCAGTAGTCGTTATGTCCTTGCCCAGCCACTTCTCCTGCCCAGTGACAGTGAAGTTAGATAGGTCGGTGCGAGCATAAGGGTGGAGCGTTACAGTCACGCTCTCACCCCCTTGCTGGCGTAGAAACATTCTTCGTCTTATCAACATACGCTAATACTCTATGTAGTTTGCGAGCCACTTGTTAACGGTGCTTCCCAAGTAGAGGAAACTGAACTCATAGGTCTTGTTCGCCTGCATTGTGGGGGCACTGCCACCGCCTCCCCACAGGATAGTTCCGGACGAGGGAGTCCAAGTGAACTGGCACGCCGTTCCGGATTGTACCACTATGGCTGAAATAGGGTATGTTTCCGTACCCGATTGGGGGTGAATGGTAATGGTTTCAGCGGATGTCATTCCACTGTATACATAAGTTCCACCAGTGTATATTGTAAGACCTCCACTGCTTCGGTTATTATAGGGGGCAGACCTGCTCGGTAGCATCGCCACATTACCGCTATCCCAGCCATTGTCAGCATCGAGGACAATCTGTCCAATAGTTAAGACTCCGCCATAATTGTAATTAGAGGAAATGTAGGAGAATGTGTAGCTTGAAGAGTCCCAGCAGTTCTTTCCGGTATACACATAGTACTGATAGTCCTGCTCTTCTTCGTCGTAGAGGTATGCAACAACCATCTTGTTCTGCTGGATATAGCCAATAACAGTGGCTGGGTCTGCTACATATGCCTCCACAAGAACAAAGCCACTCTGTCCGCCTCCACCTACCGTTGTCCAGGTCCTGCCACCAGCACCGTCGGTGGTGAGCACCTGCCCGGATGTACCCTCGCTCGCTGGCTCGTTCACCTTTGCAGAGTCGTGGTGTCCTGCTATGGCCGTATCCACCTCTGTCTTGCTGTATGTGGTGCTGGCATTGGCTTTGGTTGCGAGCAGTGCATCATCCTCGGCTTTGGTGTATGACACGCCCGTGTTAGCTTTTGTGCTATCGTGGTGGTTAGCAATGGCCGTGTCCACCTCTGTCTTGCTGTATGTGGTGGAAGCGTTGGCCTTTGAAGCCAGCCCTGTGTCCACATACTGTTTAGTGGCGGTTTCCATCTCGCTTATAGGGTCACGGCCTACTTCAAAGTTAGCGTACCTACCAGCTCCCGTCACCCATATCTTGAGGTTATCATCGTCTATATTCTCTCCAGCAAAGGTCGCACCGTCGTTCTCCGTTGAAAGGAACAGTGCCGTAGTGAAAACTCCACCGTTAAATGTCTTCGCCCCATCGGCTGTTTCATCGCCAGTCTTGTGAAGGACATCGGAGTCCTCGGCCTTGCCGTCAATCTGCTGTTCCAAACTTCCGATAGTACCATCCATCTCGCTCTTTGAGTACACCCTCTGCCAAGCGGAGTTCTTACGGCCATAGGTGTTTCCGTCAACGGGCGCTTCGGGGATACCGCCACCACCGCCACCAGCGGTTGTCCAGTAGCGTCCTCCAGCCCCATTAGTGGCCAGCACTTGCCCAGCAGTTCCCTCGGTGGTCGGCTCGCTCACCTTCCCGGCGAGAAGAGCGTTGTCCTCGGCCTTTGTATAGCTTGCTCCCACATTAGCCTTTGTGCTATCGTGATGGCCCGCTATCGCTGTGTCTACCTCGGTCTTGCTGTATGTGGTGGAGGCATCCGCCTTCGCTGACAATGCGGTATCTACATACTCCTTGTTAGTGGCCTCATAGTCCTCCGTCGGAGTCTGCACTGCGATAGTCCCATCAAATGACCAAACGCCGAGGATGTTCGCCGATTCATCATCGTGGTGCAGAGCAGAGAGGCCCATCTGTGCATTCTGTCGTATGGTAGCAAGGTCGGAGATGGTGTCCTGCTTTTCAGCGAGCAGAGATTCCTCTTCGCCCTTTGTGTAGCTTGCTCCGACATTCGCTTTCCCAGCCAGCAAGGTGTCCTCTTCGCTCTTGGTATAAGAAGCCCCGACATTGGCTTTGTTCGCTAAAAGGGCATTCTCCTCGGCTTTGGTATAAGAAGCCCCGACATTCGCCTTGTTAGCCAGCAAAGAATTGGTTTCTGCCTTTGTGTACGCATTAATACTCGCAGAGTTCCGAGTCCACGCTCCGTTCTTACGGACATATTCGTTGTCGTCTTTTGGTGCTTCCGTCACATATTGGGGGCGAGAAGGCACGATTACGCCGAATGAACGAGGGATTGACACCTCTTGAACGGCTGTATTATTCTGTATGTATATCATATTTCGGGTGTTTTAAGGTAAATATCGGGCTGTTTTCCCTTGTAAAAACCGGTTTCCACCAATAAAAAAGGGCCAGCCCTGCTGGGTTAGCCCTTTACTCAACCAAGTTTTTCCGTAGATTCCGCTCAAGACTACTCGTCAATATCGGTAGGAAGAGCAGATGATGTTACCTCCATAGGGAGCTCATCGCTGACATCCTTGAGTCCGATGCTGTATCCGTTGCGGTCAGCACGGACAGTTCCGGTATTTCCCTCGCCAGTGACAAGGACGAGTGGCTCATTGAAGCCGAGATACCAGTACTTGCCGTTAGCGTCCTTGACGATAGCTACGACCTCGCCCTGTGCGATAGCGGTGATTTCAACACGCTTTGCGGTTTCCATCCTGTTGAAAATGAGGGAGAGAGTGGTTTCAACATACTTGCTACCGTTCTCCTCGTTGATGTTGTATGTTGAAACCATTGAGCCGGTGTTCTTCGGGAACTTGTATTTCTTCCAAGTGCCAGTGGCACTGGTGATAGCAGAGATTGCTCCACTGGTAGCTGTAACATCAGTTACGGCAGAGGGATTGGCGAGGTAAACAACGGTTATACCGCCACGGCTGGGAGTGCAGTCACGGGTCAGGCCCGCAAGTGTTACTGAACAAGACATATATCGTTGATTGTTAATTGGTTAAAGAAAAAGAGGGCAGGTGGAATCCCACCCACCCTCGTTATCGGTTTAGGAGCGTACTACGCAGTGCCAAGAACGCACATATCGGGGAAGGCAATCTGTATGCCGGAGTTCCACTCTACGACAACCCTCCAAGTGCGGTTGTCCTGTGAAAACCAAATGTCAAACTTCTCCTCGTCGTTCTCCATATCACAGCCGTAGATGATGTTAGCGGGATAGGTAGCGAAGATGTTACCAGCATCGCCAGCAAGGCCCTGTGTGCGGACAACCTTGACATCACTACCGGGAAGCATAAACTCACCGAGTTCCTCGTTACCGGGATTGTAATGGTACAGGTTGTTGGAAACCATCTCCTGCATAAAGGTGCGGAACTGGCTGGGGCTTACATAGATTTCAGCACCCTTGTCAAGTACCTCTTCGGGGATGAGGTCGTAAACGGCCTTAACCTTTGCCCACATAGTGGTGAGAGCAGTGAGGGAAACCTTGTTAGCGGAAGGCACATCAGCGGTAGCGAGTTTGATGAGGCCGTCAATCCACTTGAGGTCAGTAGAGGCGCTGGTGGTATCTCCCTGCCAAATGAGTTTCTCAATCTTCTTGTTCAGCTCGTTAGTGAGAGCAGTGGTGATGTACTCCTCAAAGGGGAAGGGGTTATCCACTGCGTTGACCTTGACGAGATACTCGGCGTACTTACCGAGAAGGGTCTTCTCGCAGAACTCCATATTCACCTTGATGTTAGCGGTAGCGATGGTACGCTGTGAGATGGTAGCATCACCGCTGGCGTTGAAGGAACATCCCTCTCCGGACTGGAGGGCAGGAGTGAGGTTGAGGAGGTTGATGTAGGCATCCTTCTTGATACCGGTCTGTACTGATATGCGGGGGCGAGTACCTGCTCCAACGAGGGCGAAGTTCTTCACCAACATATCGTGGTTTTCCTGTACATAAGCAGGAAGAGTCGCAACTGAATAAGCCATTGTTAAAAAGTGTTTTTGGGTTTTCTGTGTTAATATATCCTCCGGGAAGGTGAGCGTAAAATTATTTCGCAGAGAGGACTCTTGCGAGGTTGTCAAGGCCACGGACGCCAGTCTTTTCGTAACGCTGGGCAACTACGACCTCGGCGTGTGCGGGCTTCGCTGAACTCATCTTGGAGAGCTTTATAACCTTCGCCTTGAGCATCTTGTTCTGTGCCTCAAGAGATGCACACTTCTTACGAAGTTCGTCAATGACCTCTTCGGGTGCAGGCTCGGCCTCTCCGAGAGGATTAATGGCCTCAATAATGCCACCGGCAACAACGAATGAACAGTCCTCTGCGACATACTCACCGTCCTCGGCGGGCTGGGGGATTTCGTCAACAATAACGAACACGGGAACTCCAACTGCAAAGTCGCCCTCATAGGCGAGTTTGCCCTTGTCGGTAGCGATAGTGTTCATATCAGCCATCTCTTCAGCTGTCGGCTCAACGGCCTCCTCAACGGGCTGGGACTCGGTGATAGCAGAAACCTTACCGTCTGCGATGGAATAGATAGTACCCTCGGAAGATGTATAGTCACCATCTTCGGGTGTAGTGCGGTTGCCCTCTGCGTCCTCAATGAAGACAGCTACGCCCTCGGCGATGTCGTCCTCACCGTCCCAAGAGAGGATACCCTTGTCAGTAGTGATGTTGCCGAACTCTGCGAACACCTTTGCGAGTGCGGTCTTAAAGCGAGAAAGTTTGCTCATTGTGTTTGAGATGTGTTTGAAATATCGTGAGAAATTATAGTCCAGCCCTTCGGCTATATCCTTGACCTCGGAGGGCTTTTCATTGGGCCTCAAATCAAATGTTCCCTCCAAACTGAATCCCTTGAATGTGCCATCCTTCACTGACCGCCAAACGGAGTCATTGAGGATATGGAACTCGGCGAAGAGAGAGCCGTCGGCGATGTCCTCAAAACCAGCAGGATTGACTCCAGCTGTTGAGTCCTTGATGAAGTACTGCACCATCTGTACGCCATCGGTGTCAAACTGGTGCATCAAATTGACTTCGTTCTGCCTGCTTTCAGCGAGGTACTTCTCTGCCATCTTGCGGATTTCAGCTGGAGCATACAGCACATAGTACTCTCCGTTGTACTGGTCACAGCGATAGATAGGGAAATTAGCTCGCATAACCACGCCACGAACAATCCTCTTCTCGTCGTCCTGCACTGCGTATGAAAGCGTTTTCTTGCTATCAGCGAAGGCGAGGAAATTGCTCATTACGGCTGGGTCGTCCACAAGCGAGATACGCCACATTCCGCACTCCTCATCACTGATGAGAGCGTTGAATACAGGAATGTCGTTTATCGTGGATACCATTGTTTTTTACTCCTAATATACAATCCCCCTCGCACTGTAAAGGGAGGCCCGAAGACCTCCCCCCGTGTTAGAATGTAGACTCCTCCACCTTTGTTGCTGTTCCTTGCTGGACTGCCTCCAGCTCGCTGGTGACGAGAACAACTTTGTTGATGTTGCTCTCACTGCTTGCTCCTGTGAGGGTCTTCACCGAGTCAAAATTCGTGCTGACCTCCGGGGCTGTCGTAGTGGGTACAGAGGCAGTGATGCTGGACTCCGATGTGCCTCCAACCTGCGTGGCTTTAATCTTGGCGATATTGGCCGTTCCCATAGCGATAACGGCGGACGCCTCCAGTGCCCCCACAATCTTGCTGGGAGCTTGCGTAAACGCCTTAATCGCACCGGAAATGGTATCTATCGTAGCGACAGCGATTCGCAGAGCTTTCGCTTTCTTGGCGTTCTTCTCATCGGCATCCGAGTAGGTTTCAAGAATGTCAGCCATTGATGTCATTAGCGAGCCAACAGTGTTAATTGCCACCTCATAATCATCGATGTACTCTTGGAGCGTCTTTCTCCTGTTCGCAACAAAGGCGTCGTTGATAGCTTCCAGCTGTTTATTCAGCTCTTCCTCAATGTCAAGTGGAACATCCATCGCCTCTTTATAGAACGCCTCCATCTCCTTGGCAAGTTCGTCCTTCGCTTTCTGTGCGTTAGCTTCCCTCTTGAGGGCTTCCTGTATGCCCTTCATAATGCCCACGCCAATCTTTTCACCGGTTTCTTTTCCGGTGGACTCGGCCTCTCCTTTCTTGCTCTTCGCTCCCGCTGATATGGCCGTAACGATTGACGCTCCTGCCTCAAAGTTAGACTTGAAGGCTACTCCGTTCTTCATCTCCTCGGCAAATGCCTTTCCGGCCTCTCGGAGTCCCTTTACTCCTTTCTCCTTGAACACCCTAATGGCTTCTATCACGCCCTTGAAGGGAGCGACCACGAACTTGACGATAGCGTTACCGACTCCAACGATTCCGTTCAGCACCTTTTGGAATATGCCGTTATTGGCAATCCAGCCAGCAACCTTTGCCGTAAGGTCAGCCAGTATGTCAACGACCTTTCCTACTACTCCACTGATAGCGTCCATCACGGGCTTGAAAGACTTGCCCACAGCGGAGAGGGAGGACATAGCGTCCTTGTCCTGCTTGAACGCTTCTCCCAGTTTCGTAACAATAGGGACAAGCAAGCCCAGCAGAGTGAATGCGGGATTGACCGCCAGTCCGTCCATCGCACCCTTGACGCCCATCACGCCTCCTTGGAACATCTTCATACCCTTGTCCAGTGAGTCCATTCCGGTAGACCAGTTCTTTAGTGCCCCCTCATAGTTACCGACATTACGGGTGTAGTTGCCCTGTTCGGCGTCCAGCTCCTTCAACTTATCATTGACATTCTTAATCTCTTGAGCCAGCCCGTCAAACTTCTCCTTGCCTGCCTCGGTGGAGATGTCCACAGTGCGGAGTTCGGCTTTCAGTTTCGCCATTTGATGGACGAGGCCGTTGTAGGACATCGCCGTTCCCTTCGCTCCCTCTGTTAAGTCTTGAAGAGAGCCAGTGGTGTTATACATCGCATCCTTCAAGGCGTTTTGGTTCACCATTAACTCCTTGAGCGTTTCGCTGTACTTGTCGTCCTCCATTGAGGTCGTTTCCAGCTCCTTCTTCAAGAGTGTGATGTTGTCCTTCAATTCCTTGATGGACTTGACATTCTCAATCGCTGTGATTTTGAGAACTTGTACTTCTTCTGTCTGTGCCATTACATTGTCTGTCCGTTAGTGTATGCAGTAGTGTCGTTGACCTTGATAAACTCGCACTCGGTAAGGGCTGCCGTAGTAGCGGAGTGGTTGTTGATTTTTGATAGCACCCATAGGGAGCTATCAAAGTAGTAGAAGGAGCGAAGAAGGCTGGAGTCCACCCTCATTCCCCGGAGGTTGACCTTCGCTTTGACCACCCTCGTTTCATCGCTGTATCGCTCCTCAACGAATGCCTTCCAGCAGTGGTCATACACGCCCTTGTTAGCCGGAGGAACAGAGCGAGTGAACACCTCTGCCGGGTCGCCGAAGTAAAGCCCGTGTCCGCCATTGGTTGCAGTGTATCTCTTGAAGACCGGGAACGCCGTCACCACCGTGCCGTTTAGAGGAGATACATCCCAGCAAGGACGCCCGTCGTTGAGCTGGAGCATACTGGCCGAGTCGTCGGTAAGACGGAAGACCGCCTCCATAGCATATCCAACAGTACGAGCTGGAGGAGTAGCCGATGTTCCGTCAAACATCACCAGCACATTCATACCGTCTTCGGACTTGTTGTCCTCTCCGTGGAACTGCATCTTCGGGAAGAAGTCGGAGTAGTCGCCGTCGCTCAGTGCGTAAGTGATTTGCGTGGTGTTGATGGGAGTAGCCACGCTCTCCTCTTTCTCCTTCACCACATTGTGACCCTCGCTGTCAGTATACGCCCAGTACAGACGCCACGAAACACTCTCGCTGTACACCGGCTTGAAGGCGTAGTTGTCCACACCAGCGGGCGGTATGTCATTGAGGTTTCCTCCGTACACGCAGAAGAGTCGGGAGTGCTCCAGCACCTCGCTCGCCCCCTTGAAGACAACGCCACTCTCCACATCAGTGGTTTCCTCGTTGAACTGGTATCCGGTGTTAACGATAGCCCGCCCATATGACACGCCTCTTCGCTCCGTGTAGCCAGCAACCTCCTGTCCGACCTGTGAGGAGGTCTTCCACTCATATCGCCGGCTTGAAATAGACGATGGCGTTATATCCTTGGCACGCTCTATACGCCCTGTTAAATCCACTATCTCGCCCGTATAGAAGGTGTTTCGCTTGCATAGCGTGATTGTCTTTGTGGAGCTGTCGTAGTGCAGGCGTAATCCGAAGGTCTTGACGAGGCCCAGCAGGTACTCTCCCGGACTGGCAGTGCCGATGAAGAAGTCACGGCTGTCAATGGTATGGCTGGTGTTGTAAGTAGACCACGGAATGAGGCCCAGCGTCACCCAGCCCTTTGCGATGTAGGTAGTCGCCTTCAATGACGGCTCTACAACAAAGTGATAGCCATCCCCTCGGCTGGCATCGTTCTCCAGTGCTTCCAGCAGTGCGGTGAGCGACAGGACGGGGCGTTGCTGATAGGAGCGTAAGTCCTGCATCTCCCACTCCGTGTGACCGCTGGCCATAGACAAGAGGACAGAGCCGTCGGCCATCTTGGACTGGTAGTGGCCATCAACGGTAACTATCTGTGCTATCTGTCCCACTCCAGCTCCCGGTCTGTAGTATGCCTTATCATAGCTGAACTCGTTGCAGGGCTTGCCATTGTACGCCGGGATGAAGTTAATGACAGAGTACTGCGTGCCATAGGTCGTTCCGTTAATGAGTGCCTGCCATCCACTGGCGATTGTGCTACGCTCCAAGAGGGTGGTCTGCGGGAGGTTAGCGAAGGTCAGCCAGTCCAGCGAGAGCTTGTCGCCAGCACCATCGTACATCAGTCCGTAGAGGAAGTCGCCCAGCCCTCCGTAAAGGGTCACGCTATACTCCACGACGCCGTTGTTGTCCTTCTTGATACTATCCAGTTTGAGGTATCCGCTTTCCAGCATCTCGTTTCCCTCGCTATACAGTGTGAACGGGAGGCGTCTGTTGGCGTTAAACCCGCCCGTAGGCGTTGTCCTATCCAACCGATAATACTGGCCCAGTATGGCGTTGTTCACGGGCGTTCCGGGAAGCGTTACTGACTGGCTGTATGAGTTCTTGACCACAGCGGGATTGTCCGTATCTCCCTCCGCATAGTTGAAGAGGAAGAGGCCGGAGCTATTGACATCCGCCTGCTGGCCGTTAATGTATAGAGAAACCTTCATATTTACTTGCGTATCTGCTTATTGGCATATTCCACTTCAATGGTGTATTCAACCGGCTTGTGGCCATTGTTCGCAAAGGTGGCGTATTCGTGGCTGGTGCTGGTGATGAGCACCGGCTCTACCACATCTCGGTCAAGGTCGTGAAGATAGATGCTGGTGGAGTCCAGCAGGTGGTGCATCATAGCACTCTGCTCGTCCTTGAGCCAGCCCGTATGCAAGGTGATGCCACGGGTAGAGGTGTTCTGCATCTCACGGCGACTCCTGCTCCTGTTCGTGTTGCTCGCATCGCTCTCCACGACGGTACGCTCAACGCTTTCGTGTGACTTGGCGTTGCCCAGTATAGGAAACCAGTCCATACCACCATAGGCGTTAATGTAGTACAACACATATCGCACGCCACAAGTCACTACCTTGCAGCTATTGGGAGCGAGAGGAAGATGGATATGGGTGTAGTAGCTCAAGGAGCTGTTGTAGCACACACCGCCCCAGCCGGACACGGTAAGGTCACGGATGAAGGTGTCGGTCAGTCTGCTGGGTGTAGTAGCCACTCCCATAGTCGCAGTTTCCTCGTCCTCGCCGTTAGAGAGGGTTATGTCCACGCTGGCGGTGCTCTTCTTGGTGTAGGGGATGAGTTGTCCGTCCACAACAACCGGGATGACAGGGTGCGAGAAGCCCGCAGTAGTAGGAGCGAAGTTCACATCGTATGACCAGTCATTGAAGAACTGCACCGTAGCGAGCGTTGACCAAGTACTGCCACTCAAGGTTTCAATGACAAAGGTGACAGGTAGCGAGGACGGATTGGGCAACAGGGGAAGAGAGTTGCTGATGTAGTCGCTACATATATCGTTGATGCGGACTTGATTGCTGGTCTGGTCGGGCCTCTTCACTGCCGTGCCTGTGTATATCACCGATGTGCCCACCTTGATGCGGAAGGAGCAGGGCGTGGAAGGGAGCGTTACATAGTAGTCTTTCCAAATAGGATATGCCATAGTCTTGTGTTTTCCGGTAAATATCAGCCCTTTCTTGCCAGTAAATGAGCCGGGCTAAAAAAATTTTTGCATTTTTTGCGGAAAAAGTTGCAGATATGATTTCTACGCCCCATATTTGCACTGAAGAAATTTAACAAACACAAAAAGATATGGCAACTTATTCAATTATCACAGTCCACAACGGCAACATCATCATCAGTGCTAAATTTGAAAACATCTCCACTGCTCGCACCTTCGCAGGCGACTGGTTGGATGTCCCCGGAGTCACAGATGTAATGGTCAGCAAGGATGTTAGAGTAGCTGAACTCAACGCTAACCAGCACGCAGTCTACAAGGCCGTCATAGACCAGTGCAACAATTACTTCGGAGGTTGGTGCAACACGCTGGATGATAGCGAGAGGGGGAGCGACAACTGGAATGATGCCGTTGACGCTCTCACCGCAAAGCCCGTTGACATCGCTGAAACCATCCTTCACGATGTCCGTCGCTTCTCTCCCGAATGGCAGTACTTGGAGAACACACATTTCGTCGGCCTCGGCTGGCTCAAGGAAAGGGTCTACCGCCGAGTAGCAAAGGAGATGAAGAACATCCGTGCAGAGCACCCCGAACTCTTCTAATTCCATCCAGCAGGCCCTCTCGCAACTTTTCTGCCGGAGGGCTTGCACCATCAAACACAACACATATGGAATACACAGACATCAAAAGCACGCTGGAGTACATCACCAGCAAACACCTCAACTATCGCATTGACACGGACATCGCTGTGGGCCGTGGAATCAACGGAATCAAGTTCCGCTACTTTTGGGGACACATCAAGCCCGACTCCTCAAAGACCTCTATCCAGTGCGTCAAGAAAATCGCCCTCTCTCGCTCAATGGTTGTCCTCACTGTCTATGATGATACCGAGTGCTCTTGGTCGGGCGGAGAACAGCTGGTATACCTCCCCCTTGAGAGGATAGTCAGCATCACTGGTATCACCAACGGAGGAAGCTACTTTGAGCAGTACCATCCCTCCTATGTCTACACTACACTTGAAACCCTCTAATCAACGCACGCATATGAAAGAAAGTATGTACTATGTATGGCTGGGAAAGCACCGCATCAATACTATTCCCCTCACGATGGAGGCAAGCCGTGAACTCCGCCGTGATTTCGCCGAGAAACACGGATATGAAGCCATTGAGCTGGACATAGCTCCAGTAGGTAGCAGAAGGATAGACACTCTTGATAGTAACCAGCTGTGGGAACTCCGCAAGGAGATAGTACTCAATTCGCTGTACATCAGCGATTATGAGAACTCCTTCCACATTGACCCTAATGCCGTCTGTGACTTCTTTGATGGCTACCTTGAGTTCCTCTCCGACATCGCCATTGGACTGCACTTGGACTGCGACGACTTGGATGAGATATTCTCACTGGACTGCAAGGAGTATTTGTGGGACTATGACACACAGAGATAGTATAGCCAGTTAGCTGGGCAACAATAAAGGGAGGTTACACACCTCCCTTTTTATATGACCACACCTTTGACAAGTAGTCCTCTATGTCTATCCTCAACGCTGTGCTCAACTTGTTGCGGAACTTCTCTTGCAGAGCGAAAGTTGTCGCCTCCAAGTCGTGCGTGCCCTGCATACCTCCATTCGGATTCTTGCAGTTCGCTTGATTGGGGCTTTTACCCGCCATAGCACGGGCGATAAGAAAGGCGAGGTCTTTAGGGCTGGGGATATTGCCATTCTTGTCCGGCTGTGGAATTATCGGCTTCGCATTCACCCACTCAAGAATAACCGACTGCGGAGGCCAGTGTGCCCTTGTTCCATTCTCTATGTACTTCCAGTAGTGGGCAAGGTCAATGGTTACAGTGAACTCCGTATCTCCGATATGCACCATCTCCGACACATCGTTGTCCCTCACGCTCTGTATCAAGTCGCCCGTTGCTTGTCGTCCACTCTGCGTGAGCTTTCGTTCATATAGCTCCTTGAACTGCTGGGCGTACTCCTTTAAGACCGCCTCCACATTGGGGATGTCAAGTAGCTTGCGTATTCCTTCCATATTCAGTAAAATGAGAGCAAAAAAAATTCTATATAGTCTAAAACCAGTTTATAGACGGCGGTCTATGCACATTCCTTCGCTCCTGTTTAAAACACGGCGCTTTTAGAAGGTTATAGACCGAATCTGTATATTGATGCCAGTAATCCTCTTTACGGCTCTGTTTGACCGGTTTCTCGCAGTTTTGGTATCAGTGGGTCATTTCCCACTTTTTGGCGTCAGCGTCCTGCTTCTTCAACTTCTCGGCTCGGTAGCAGAGTATGTTCAAGAACTCAAGAGCCTTCATCTCAAAGACCGCCTCCCACGGACACCGGCACAGCTCGCTGACAGCATCTACATTGGCCACCCATCCCCAATCTCTTTGAAAGCTATCAACAGCTCCTCTCTCTTCTTCCTCGCTTTCTCCTTCCCCTCCTTGCTGGCTGTCCTCCGTATGGCTCTGTCCAAAGAGGTTAGGGAAGAAGCCATCCACCGCCCTAACCTGTTCGTAAAAAAAGAGAGCAAGCTCAACGCCTCTGCCACCGAGAGCGACTCCCGAATGGCACCCTGCACATCAGCGATGTCATAGTCCTTTCCGTACTGCTTGCCCGCTGGAATAAGAACAGTAGAGAGTAGCTCCACAAGCCTTGTATCTCCATCCCGTGCCAGTGTCTTGAAATCAATGTACTGTGCGGTGGTTATCTTCTTGATGTCCGACACTATCTCCAGCGTCATATCTCCGCAGTACATTCGGCGTGCTGGTTGGCAAGCCGTTTCGCTTGCGGGCTGTTCCAAGAACGCAGAGGCACTCGCCAGTCGTGCGTACTCCGCTATCGGGAGGTCAAGTAGAGTAGCCTCATCCTCCCCAGTAAGCACGGAGATAATTTTGAGCTGGCGGTCAATATCCTCCAGCCCTTCCTCCTTGCATATGTTTACTATCTCTTGATACTTGCCCAAAGGCAGTTTTCTGTAATTGTCAATAATGGTCATATAGCTATCTTCTTTTACCAAATGATATGTTGTATTGTCCGTAACCCGCATTAGCCCCAAATCGGCTGTAAATGGCGTATCTCATAGCATCCAGCAAGTGGTTGAATTTATCTATGGGCTGGTTGGTCGGATTGCCACTCTTGTCCTTCTCCCAAGTGTAGTTCCGGGCCTCGGTGATGAGGTTGGTGGAGTCCTTTGTGAAGTAGAGTTTCCAGCCCTGCATCCATAGGAGCTGGAACTTGAGCTTATCGCTCCTTACGGGTGCGTCCTTATCGCAGGCGGTGATGTTGTATCCCGCCTCCGCTATCTCGGCGATGCTCTTCGGCTCTGCACAGTCCGCATAGATGGACACTCGCTTGCTGGTATTAGTGCTTGCAAGGTTAGCGATGATATGTCGGTTGAGCATATGTGTTTCGTAGCACATCTCCTGCACATACGCTATCTTCTTTCGGGGGTCTGCCAGCACCCTTACACGGGCCGTCGGGTCATTGGTGAAGCCGAAGTCCAAGCCCTCCACTTCAACAAGGTTATCGCCCTCCGTGTGAACGGGCATCTCATCTATCAGCTCAAACTCATAGATAAGTCCATCCAGCGTGCCAACCTTACCCTCGCCGAACACCTTCCACCAGTTCTTGTCGCTCTTGTTATCCTCAATCTCTCGCACCTGCTCATCGGTAAGGAAGCCATTGTCCTTGTAGGTACTATGAATGCGGATACAGTTGTCCTTGCACTCCACTTTCTCCATCGCCCAAAACTGGTGCGTAGGATTGTAGTCAATGATGATGCGGTCACGGGTACGGACAAAGAGCTGACGAGCTATCTCATACTCTATGTGCTGGGCCTCGTTGATGAAGAGGTTATCACGGGCAGAGCCATACACCTTGCCAGCATTATCCACGGAGAAGAACTCAAGGATAGAGCCATTGTCAAAGGTATAGGTATTCTCGGTCTTGTTCCACTTCTCATCGCTCCACAGGCCCTCGGCTCGGAGGATGGTTTGAAAGTCACGGATTACGCCTCGCTTGAGGTGTGGCATCGTTTCGGATACCACGCTGGTCACGCTGGGCTTTGCTCCTCTGCGTTCTTCGCCCAGCAGGTGCAGGTATAACAGCTGGAGTATGGAGTAGGTCTTTCCGGAGCGAGTGCCTCCACACGACGAGATATAGCGTGGCCTTTTGAGCCACGCCTCACTCGTCATATCAAAGACCTTTGTAGTAATCATTTTACTCTCCGTCCAGTATCTTGTTGATGTTACTTTCGCCCTGCTGACTGGTGCTGATATTGAGCTGGAGGCCGGAGGTTTCAATACTCTGCTTGACCTCTCCGAGTATCTCCGCCAGCACCTTGATGTCACGGATGTCCGGGTCGTCAAACATCTTGTGGATAACCTTCGCTGTGATAGCGTCCAGTCGGGTGGTGTTAGCACCCTCGCCAAGTGGCTCATCCAGCACCTGTCGCAACGCCTCCGCAACGCTCTTTCTCTTCTTGCGGGCTTCGGCTGATGCCTTGCCTCCCAGCGAGCCAATTTTCCGTGCTGACTCCGTTGTTAAGGGGACGAGGTTAGCCCTTCCATCATAGTGTGCCATACTGCTGTCGTTTGTTGTAGATTCTGCGTGCCAAATACAGGAAAGGGGTATCGCACAGAGCCACGATGACCTTAACGGCATAAGTGGTCAGCACCAGCTCCCAAACCACATCGTTGGGCATTGTCCCTCCGAATGCGAGCCAAGAGAACAGAAGTGAGTCCACGGCCTGCGATGTCATAGTAGAGCCATTGTTTCTCAACCATAGCTTGTCGGTGTGCTTTCCTATCCACTCATAAGTATAGGTGTCAAGGGTGTTGGATACAAGGAAGGAGAGTACGCTGGCCATAAGGATGCGAGGTATGAATCCGAAGATAGCCTCAAGGTGCGGGCTGGCCCAGTCTGCGGAGTTCGGAACGAACTTCAATGAGAGGGTTGTAAGCCCCGCCATAAAGGAGAGTGCCATAAAGCCCATCAGCACGCCTTTACGGGCCTCTTTCCCGCCATAGAACTGGGAAAGTATATCCGTAGCGAGGAAGGTAGAGCCATACAGCACATTACCCAGCGTTAGAGGCATACCAAAGATGTCTACGCATTTCAGCACTTCAATGTTAGTAAGGACAGCTCCGAAAGCTATCCAAGCAAGGATGCCAGCCCTTCCCCATAAGCGGAAGAACAGGAGGATGCCCAAAAAGGCGACCACGATGGTGGCGAAAAAGAGCAATTCATTCATTGTGTTTTTAAGTTAGAGGTTTAACGATTACGGCGATACCAGTCCTGTATCTCGCACCACACCTTCCAGCCCATTGGCAGGAGAGAGGTGGAGGAGGACAGTCGCTGGCCATCACGCCGGATTGATACATTCTTAACGAGTCCGGTCTTGTTATTGAACTCCGGCACTTGTAGATACCTTGCACCGATGCTCCACGAAGAGGAGTCCACGGAGTCAAAGTTGTATTTCTGCAAGCCGGCGAGGGAGGTGTATCCCAGCCCGTGTATCTTTGCTCCATAATGGTGGGCGGTAGCAATAAACCACGGGAACGCTTTTTCCAGTACCTGCCTGCTTTTGCCGTCGCTCATCAAGCCACCGAATGCCACATAGGGATAGTTCTTGCACATATCAATGAAGGACTGTTTACCACGGGATATGTGCCATACGGGGATGGGCTTCTTGCCGGTGCGTTTCTCTATCCTTTCCCGCAGTTCCTCAACCAGCGGAAGGCCAGCTACGGAGTCAATGTCCATCTCAAAGAATAGCTTGATGTCGTACTTGTTGATGAAGTCGCAGTACTCGTCCGTGAACTTAATCCACTCCTCACGGGTCTTCTGCTTGCCTGCTTCCATAAAGGTGAACGCTCCGGAGTCCATTATGAACTTGTGGGCCGTGGGGAGATATTTCCCGAAATTCGGGTCTTTGCGGGCATACACAAAGGACATCAGCACATTCCTTCCAGCCCAGCTCTCTTCGCCTCCGTGTCCGCTGGAGGATGTAGCGAGATACAAGTCCATACTACTTCACTGTACAGCCGGCCCATTCCTCAAGAGTGACCTCCAGTGCGGAGATGATGTCGGGCATCTTGTCCTCCAGCTCCTTCGGCACGGTTACGGTGAGGTGAGGGTCTTTCTCATTGATAGGGGAATCCTCAAAGAGAGCATCAACGGCATCGGAGTCAATTCCGGTGGTATTCCACGCAGGTACTCCCCAGCCGGTAAGGGGAAGGTCGTCCCATTCGTTGCCCAGCAAGTCAAAGTCCCAAGAGCCGAATGAGCCATTGTCCTTAATAACTATCTCCTTGAGTTTCTCAATGGGCGTATCCTCGTCAAGTACAATGCAAGGAACGGTGGCCATATTCAGTTCCCGGCAGGCGGTGAGTCGCATATTTCCTCCCATAACGATATAGCGACCATCATAGGGGTAGACGATTACTCCACGAGCCTCAAGCAGTTCGGGTGTCTGCTGGATGCTGGCCTTGAGGATGTCCAGCTCTGTGCGTGTCCACTGTCGGGGATTGATGGGGAGGTTGAGCACCTGTCCCTCGTTGCAGTCAATGTCTGCGATGTTGATGTGGCGTGTTTCCATATGTTGAATGTTTCCCCTAAATATACCGCAAGCCCAGCGTGGAAAGCAAGCGATTGAAGCACGCAAAAATCCCCGGCAAGCACGGAGCGCACCGGGGGGGAAAGAGGTGTTAGTAAAGCTATGCGTAGAAGGGATAGAGCGTTACCGAGAAGTTGGCTATACCACCATTGAGAGTGTCAAAGTCAATGACGAGGAATCCTGTGTGGGCGGAGAGTTTCTTGGCTCGCATAAAGCCGGTCTGTGCCTGCATTGTGGGAACGGATACGGCGTGGATGTTTCGCTCAAAGATGTGGACATATTTGTGGGTGTGTCCAGCGAGCAGGATATTGGGCTTGTGGCCTCCGTTGATTGCCTCAACGAGTTTCTGCATACGATAGGAGAGAGCATAGGAGCTACCATCGCCACCGTGGAAGAGTCGGATGGTGCAACCGTCTATCTCAATGTCCGCTGAATCGTGTCCGATGTAGGTCATATTCGGCACGGCATCGCATATAGCCTTGACGATGTTAGCACCGGCGAACTCCTTGAAGTAGAAGTCGTGGTTCCCGGAGATGATGTAGATGGGCTTGTGATACTTGCTCATCAGCTCCACGGCCTTGTCACGCTGGGCATCAAAACCGATGGCGGAGAGTTCGTAAATCTGCGTACCCGCACGCCCTATCTTCAACCCTTCAACGATGTCACCGCAGTGCAGGATACACTCTATCTTGTTAGCTGGGTCATTGGCGAACTCGCTAACGGTGTCGTGCCATTCTTCGGGAGAGTAGATAGAGCCGATATGGGTGTCGCTCATCACCAGCATCCTGTGGTGTTTTCCCTTGAGGTGGATTTCGGGATAGTGGGTGGTGTTGCGACTGATGCCCTCGCCCTTTGCTATCTGTGCCAGCTCCTGTGGCGAATAGCGTTCCAGCAGTTTAGCGAAGAGAGGGTCAACGGGCTGGGCGGGCTGGACCGGCTGGGTGGTTGTGTCGCCATAGGAGAAGGTGTGGCCCTTGTAGCTAACAGCTCTGTCCTCCTGTACCCTCTTGGTGAGGCCACCACTGGCTTTGGCGGTGCTTCCGAATACGCTCTTGATAGCTTTGTTGAGCGAGGGGAATACCTGCTCGTTATCTACTGTGACTGTGAAGCGCTGATTTCTTTTCATTTTTGGCGGTTTGTTGGCGTTTTGCGAAGGTTTGAGGCGTTGCTGGCATTTTGATACTGTTCCTTGCTACGGAAGTAAATCTCACCCATTTCTCTAATGAAGCGGTAGACGCAGTTCCCACAGGCGTCATTGACGAGGGGAATCTTCCGTCCCAGCGACTGCTCTGCTATGTTCTTGATGGTGAGGAGGTTGTTGCGTCCGGGGAATCGGACATAGGACTGATAGACAGCTGTGCTAAAGTACGGCTCATAGTCCGTGAGGTCTTTGAGAGCCTGCTTACTAAATGTTTCCATTTTCAATGTCAAATAAGCGTTGAACACCCTTGTATATATCTATGGCCTCCCTATGGGATAATGGCTGGGCAAAAGCCAGCTCCGAAGAAAAGATGAGAGATATAATTTCTCCGACATCGGGTATGCCCATAATGGTTGAGATTTCCTTGACAGTGAAGCCACCGTGCCAATAGCAACGGGCGGTCATCGCCCTGTACCAATATTCGGTTGATTTCTGTTTCATATTGTGAGTTTGTTGATGATGAATGTGAGGGCTTCTCTCGCCATTATAAGCGTGCCACCAATGGGCAGTGCCAAGAAAGAGAGCAGGGCCGAATACGCCAGCGTAATGAGGCAGAGATTGTGGGTGATGAGGCAGTAGATGATTGATGTCCACCACACCATACAGAGCGAGCAATCAAAGGGCTTGACAGAGCCGATAGCTTTGGCGTGAAACCAGCGGGCGAGGAGTGTCTTCCAAGACTGCGTAAATCCGGAGAGGTCAACAATGAAGACCACTATCCCAGCCAGCAGGAGAAGGTCTATGTAGATGCACCCTGTTGTCATAGCTCCCAGTCCGTTACGATGTGCCAGCAACCGTCACCGTGAGGGAGGGCTGGATAATATCCCCAGCGGGAGCAGTAGCCGTCGTGAAATAGCTTACAGTCGGTACAGAATTTGAATACCTTGTGTTCCATTGTTAGAAGATACAAGCATCTGCGAGTTCAATGATAGACTGCTGGGCTTCATACACGGCCAGCACGGTTGCGTGAATGGCGTCGGGATAGCCATATTGCTGGTAGAGCTTCCTACTGACGATGGTTACTATGTCGTCGGAACAGCAGAGTGCTGATTCATAAGCTCTCCACCTTGAGTTCTCTGCGAGTTCGCAATCGGCGATTATCTTGAAGTAGTACTTGAACTGATTCCTTGCCTCCTGCTTGGCCCTGTCATAGACATACTTGTCAAGGGTTGATTCGGAGATGACCCATCCACCGGCTGGAGAGGTTTTAAGAGAATGATAGTTGAGGGCTTGTCCCGCTTCTTCAATGGTGGAGTAGTGTCCCCAGCAGGCGATGTAACCATCCTTGAGGGTGAAAACTGTGTGTGTCATATTCGTGCGTGTGTTAGTTGTTGCTCTTGATACTGTCTTCATACTTGGTGTAGAACTCATACCACTTACGGTCAAGGTCACGCCAGTAGTCATATCCTTCGGGAGTTGTTGTCCAGTTGAATGCGAAGGTGATAAGACTCGGTACATCAAACTCAACGATGTCCTTGAGGGTGTAACGAGGATTGAGGTTGCTGTCAAACTTGGCTCTGCACTGATTGGCGTCAAGAAAGAACTCTGCGAGAAGAAGAGCTGTTGCGGTTTTCATATTCGTGTGTGTGTTAGTTGTTATCTTTTAACTTCAGCGCAAATATAATAGGTTTTTTTCTATCTGCAAATTTTTTTGCATTTTTTGCATTTTTTTGCTCCCCGGATAATCTCGCCCGGTCTGTTAAGAAGACACGCTGTCTGTTAAGAAGACCGCTTGCCCAGCTCGCTTAATATGTATTCCCGTATCCTCATCACTTGACTCCTTGCGGTCATATGAGAGAGGCCCATCCGCTTCCCTAACTTGCGATAGGACTGCAACTCTGCATAGAGAGTGATAATGATTCTATCGGCGGGCGAGAGGCGGGTATCCATTATCTCCTTTACCCTCCTCACACGCTCGTCCTCATCGCACATTATATCGGGATTGTATGCGTAGTCCGCACGGATTGTTCTGTACTCGGTTGCTACTTCCTGTGGGTGGTTACTCATCGGCTTTATCTTTCACTATTGATATGGGGAGGGACTTCTGCTGGAACTTGCGTATTTGATAATGGAACGGAGAGTTGCCGGAGCGAAACTGGTTAAGGACGATACGGACGAGGAAGAACACCATCTGCCGGTTTTCATATAAGTCCTGTATCTTGTCTTCGGGATATTCCAGCAGTGCGAGGTATACTATTTGGGACAGGTCGTCCAAGTCGGCATTCCACCCCATATGCGTGATGTTCGCCACAATCTGCTCAACGGCCTTGTCATTGGCCAACTCCGCTACTATTTCGTACTTTGTCTTCATACTATCTGTTATAAACGAGCAGGCCAGCATCACGGCTGTGTTCTGTTGTCCGTCCTGTCCATCCCGTGGCCTGCTTAAACCTGTCGGATGTCCACTTTGTCGCACCCTTGACGGGAGCTACCGCCCAGTACCTAATCCCTTCGTCCTTGAGAAAGTCTTCCCATATGGTAGCATCCCTCTTCACCGAGCCAGCTCCTTGTGCCTTGCACGCTGTGTCGCCACTGCCGTACCACTTACGCTGACGAGCATCCTCAAACACCACGATGAGGTCTTCTCTGCCCAGCTGGGAGGCATATCCTTCAACGGCCTTCAAAGCCCTGTGAATAGGGAGCGTTTCCACTTGCAGGAGTCTTCGCTCTACGCTGTCCCATACAGCCAGCCCTGTGTGCTTCCCGGTATCTACTCCAATCCAAATCATAGGTCGTCCTTAAAGTCCATTATCATCTGCCGAGATTCGCTGTATTCTTTAGTGTTCTGTATTTCTTTCATATCGTGCTAAAATGAGAGCAAAAAAAATTCTATATGGTGTGAAACAAGTGCGTAGACCATTATCTATGGCGGACTTCTTATCCTTGTTTGATTTTCGGGTGCAGAAGAAGGCTGGAGGGATTAACTGTATATTGATGCCAGTAATCCTCTATAACCTTCAGTTTGGCCGGTTTCTCGCAGTTTTCGGTTTTCGGGCGAAGTCCGCTGTTCATAGCAATAGGCCCAGCAGTGCAGGGCCTATTTTCGCTACTCTTCTTTAGGGAGTGGGTAAAGGGTTTCCAGTAGTCGGTCAGCCATCTCGACTGCGGTATCAACAACCGTGTCGGATTCTACCTCCGAAATGATTGGATTATGGCAAAGAGCGTAAAGGATGTTGGTGGCATATTCGTCACGCTTCTTTGCGATGAATCGTTCTACCTGCTGGGCCATTTCTTCGGGAGAGAGGGAGGCCGGGACTGTAACTTGTGTTGTCTGTTTCATCTTCTTGTTGATTAGAAAGGAAGGTCTTCGGGATGAGCTACTGTGTCAAAGGGCGAGGGCTGATAGGAGGGAGCTGTGTACTGTGCGACGGGCTGGGGCTGGGGAGCTGGCTGGAGGGGAACGATGTCAACGAGGTCTACATTGTTGTACCACCTGCCATTGTACTCTCTTGCGGAAACTGTGTAGGTTACTTCTACCTTCTGTCCAACGCTAATGTTAGCCATCTTCTCGGCCTTGTTTGAGCCAGCGGTGATGCAGAGGAAGTCCGGCCAAGTTGTTCCGTCCTTTCGGGCCATCTGCGACTCAATGACAACATCCTGTCTTGACCATTCGTTGCCTACTTTTGACACTCCCTTGACCACTGCGGAGATGAAGTGTACCGTTCCTGTTGCTTTGATAAATGCACTCATATTCTATTGGTTGTTGCGTTTAAGATATTCGGGGGTAAGGAGGGGCTGGATTGATGTTACTCTGTCCACATTGAAATGCTTGCCCGCCTTTGTTGTTATCATCTGCGTGAAGAAGTTGACTTTGACTATATCTCCGAGGATAAGTCGCTGGAGTGTTTCCAAGTTCCTGTTCCACGCCACGAACAGGACTGGCTCGTTAACTCCCGTGTCAATGATGAACTCTCGATACTGCGATTCAAATGCCTGCGACACCTTGTCGCTTTCGTGGCGAGTGATAGGGCCGAGATAAGTGAGTCGGCCTTGAAGAGATAGCTCCTGCATACTGTTAGATTGTTACGGCCCAATACTGCTTGATTCTACTGCCTTTCTTTGTGGTTATCCAGCGGTAGTCCACTTTGAGGCCCTGCTGGGCCAACTTGCGTTTGAGGTGGCTGATAGGCGTGCGAATGTCCTCTATATGAAGCCAGCTACAATCCAGCTGGGAGAGAGTCTTTCCGAGGAGCAAAAGCTCAAGTATCTGTGCGGTTGCTGATGTATTCATTTTCTGTTGCAAATATAGGTCAATCCCAGTTGTTTTCCAAATCGTATGAATGTTAAATGCGCCTATCAATAGAGGGAGCAACAAGGGTCGTCAGCATCCTTCCAGCCCATAAGGTGCAGATGGTAAGTGGTCTTGTAGTGATGGCCGGCGTCCCACTGGGAAAGGTCAAGCAGTGCAGAGTTCTCCCATTCGGCTGTGAAGACACCAGTAGCCCCTCCCAGTGCATAGGTAACGGAGATAGTGTTTCCATCCACCGTGTACTTGCCGGCGAAGATGCCACAGGATACTCCGTCATTACGGAATGAGCAGACCTTTTCATACTCCCGGAAGCGAACAGAGTCACGAATGGGAGTACCATCACTGGCAACGCCCTCTATGACCATTGACATCAGTTCGTAGTAACCGACATAGGGATTAGCTTTCGCTTTCGGCTGGTCAACCTTTGTGCAGGCAGAGAGAAGAACGATGAGGGATGCGAGTGTAATGATGATGTGTTTCATAATGTGTTGTGTGTTAGTTGTTGATATTAGATGTTGATTGTTCCAATGATTGAGTCTATGGGGAAGAAGTAATTGAACGTCTTTTGAATCTTGTAAGAGTCTACGGCGGTGGTCTTATTAGCCCAGCGGACATCGGTGTGAGTAGGAGCAGTGAACAAGTCCCACATCATCGCTGTTCCATCATCAAAGGTGGCGAGATAGTAGGCGTTGACCTTCTGCTTGAGTGCCTGCTTGCGGAGAGCGTCAAACTTGGCTGTTTCCAGCTGGACTCCTCCTCTCCGTACTCTGCCGTCGGTGCTGTCCATTCGGCGGTGCTTGACCTCCACGATGGCGTAGGGCCGGGCGGTGCGAGTGTCCACCAGCACCAAGTCCCACTTACACCCGTCCTCTGTGGTGGGCACGATGGAGTAGCGACCATTTCGTGCAATGCTGGACTGGAGAGCCTTGATAGCTTCCCTTCTTCCGGTGTGCTCTGTGTATTCAAATGCGTTCATCGTATGTGTTAGTTGTTAGTTGTTATCTTTTAACTTCAGTGCAAATATGGGGCGAGTTTTTCATACTTGCAACTTTTTCCTAAAAAAATTGCAAAATTTTTTTACCTCCGGCTCATTTCTCCTGCGTATGCTGTAAGCATAGCTGTGTATCCGGATTCGTCCAGCAGTCGCTGGTCGGCCTCCTTCTTCTGCCTTCGGGCCTCATTGTCGGCTATATTACCAGCACCCTTGGCGTAGCTTACAAGAGCGTTGAAGATGTTCTGTTCGGAAAGGAATATCTTGTCGTGAAGGATGGCGTTACGGATGGCCCAGTTGATTTCGTACACCGAGATGTTATCCACACCATAGTCGCCGACGAGGATGTCCTCATATAGCACTCCGACAAAGGCGTCTATCTCGGCTGGGTCTAATGTCCGTCCGCATCGTATGTACGCCGTGGAGATGATTGCCTTGAGCTGGGCTATTGCTTCGGCTGGGAGAATGCTCTTGATGCGGGGAAAGCGAGTGGAGTCCTTGCGGGCTTCAACGAGTGCCGGCACTGCTACTTCGGGAGAGCCGGACACTCCCGCCTTGGCTGGGAGGGAGCTGGCAGGCGTTGCCAGTGCCGTACTCCCTACTGTTGTGAGTTCTGTTCCTACCATATCTGTTCGTCAACGGGCTGGGGTTGCTGGTATAGTGACTTCAAGTAGTTCATTCCGTCCACCATAGGAGTGTACGCCTTCTTCTGCTGGACGGGCTGGGCTTGCATAGGACGAGCAGGACGGGAGGCTTCCCTCCTCTGCCAGTTGCGGACTGTGGCCTGCCAATCCTTCATCGGCTTACCGCTGATAGACCAGCCGAGGGCTTCATAGTAGTCATAGAAAGCATCGGCGTCAAGAGCCGTGTATCCAATGCTGTCGGCATAGCTTCTAATCTCCTCCACGGTAGGGCGTGAGAAACGCTTCTTCTTGGGCTGTTCTTCGGGAGATGATAGCTCCAGTGCGGGAGCGTTGTCCTCTCCGTCCCAGCAGGCGGGAGTCTTGTCGTAGTTGAGGAGGGAGCGATAGTATCCGTCGGGAGTCTTCTCAACAAGATTAGCTCGCCTCAATCGGGTCAATGAGTCATATATTGTTGAGTCGGTGAGAGGTAACTCCTTGCGGAGCGAGGTGGCGGGCACGCCCACTCCGAGATGCTGGAGGACAGCACCGAAGAGCAGGGCGTCCGTTGATGAGAGCTGGGTAAGACCAATGACCCAGCGGGGAACAATAATAGGACAGGTTTCCATTACTTCACAGGATTAGCGAGTTTATAGTTCTCAACATCGTGATCGAACTTGTCTATGGCTGACTGGTCTGCGTGAGTGGCCTCCGCCCATACGGTTCGATAGTCCCTCCCGTCCTTCGCCGGCACGCCCTTTGCGTAGCTCTCCACGACCTTCCAGTAAGCATTAGCTGGCATCGGCTGGTATTGGCTATTTGTGGGCGATTCTACGGGCTTATAGGTCTGCGGTGGCACATTCCCTCCATTCGGCTGGGAAAGCGCCTCGCTTGAGGTGTACTTGGTCGGGTCGTTGGCGTAGTAGATGTCAGCTCCGATACCGAGGGCTTTACAGGCGACAGAGAGAGCGTCTGTGAGAGCCATCTTCCAGCCCTCATCGCTGACCTTCTTTCGGGTGCTGAACTGCTGGACGGAACGATTGCCTCCGATGCCTTGAATGGGCATTGACCACTCTCCGGTGGACGGGTCTTTGACGAAGAGTTCAATGATGATGTTTGTGGTCACTTCTCCGTCAAATGTTTCGCTCCACTTGTCCACGACTTTGTAGTACCAGCCCAGCCCGGCAGGGCCGAAGACTTCGGTGAGTCGCTTGATGCGATACATCGGGTTGATGTCAGTGCCGGAGAACTGTCCGTTGTTGAATGACTTGCACGCCTCCTTCGGTGTGTCCTTGAACCTATTGTAGTATGTGAGGTTGTCCATTACTTGTTGGGTGTTACGATGAATCCTGTGTCTTTGATAAGTGTGTCAATGATGTGTCCGATGTGCAGTCCGGTGAGGCGGGACATAGCACAGAGGGTGTCGAATGTGGCTGGACTAACCGATACTGAAAGCGGGACTCGCTTTAGTTCTTCGGGGAGAGCTTTCCTGCCACTGTTAGGTCTTCTTCCTCCTCTCATTCTTCCGGATAGCTGGGAGCGTTGTCAAGGTCTGTTGGACAAGGGACATATCCCCAAGATGTGCCGAGATGGTCAACGGCGAGGATATACTTGCCCAGCAGTTCGGAATAGGCGAAGAGCAGTGAGGGAAAGTGCTCTTGAAGGAAGGTTACATCGTCGTCGTCGCAGTCGCTGATAAACCACTGATAGATTTCCCGGCAGTTGCCGTCCTCATCCCATCCCCAGTCAAAGTTCTCAATGACGGACGGGTCTACTTCTGCGATGTCATTACAGAGGATGTAGTTGTTGTGAAGCCACTTGACAGCAGAGCGATAGGTTGTTGTTTTCATATGCGTTGTTACTTGTTGATGTCGGGTGTTGATGATGTTCTGCTGGGCCTTATCTTGAACATTCCACAGTGTCCGAAGATAGCGAGGGCAGTGTTGTTTTCGTAGCGGTTGAGTTTACAACCTTTTCGGTATGACCAGTGCTGACAGTGTACACAAGGGTCGGTGGGATATGGTTTCATATGTTGTAGATTTTGTTTTCACGATTATAGAGTACAATGATTCTGTTCCACTCGGCGGAAATGTCGCCCCAGTAGTTAGTCCCTTCGGGAGTAGCGGAGAACTTAAAGGACAAGAGCAACCAGTTGAGAGGGTCGGCCCTTACCATTGTAGCGAGAGAGGGAGTAGGGACTTTGTTCTGCCTCCAGTGGTAGATGTCAATGTTGCGAATGTAAGCAAGCAGGGCATTGTTGTCGGAGAGGAGCTGGGTGGCGAGGTCAACCAGCTGGCTTTTTTGAACGGGGGTATAATCTTTCATATGCGTGTGTGTATTAGTTGTTGCTAATGTTTGAGTGGAGGAGCGTCCTCCACTCATAACAAAGGTCTTTCCAATACTCTACTTCTTCGGCGGGCCAAATAAAAGCCCCTTCAATGAGGTCTTCGGGGAACTTTTCAACAAACTCT